TTGGTTGGGTGGGGCCAGGACCGCGGAAAAATTTAGAGGTAGGTATTTAGATGGAGCCGTAATTGATGAAAGGTCCCAAATACCGGATTATATCTTGAACGACATCTTACACTTTTGCTTGCTTGACCGAGAAGGTTGGCTTGCGATTTGCGGTACCGCACGTAGTGATGACGATTACAAGCTATATCAAGGGTACAAAGAAGCCCTTAAACCGGAATCCGGGTTTGATTTAGTGAAGAAGATTGGGTGTAATGAATCGAAGGTACTAACTGAGTGTTATCATCTGGACCCGCAAGAAGAAAAGGAACGGTTTATACGCAAAGCGATGGCGAACGGGTCTACGTATCAGCAGGCGGTACAATCGTGGCAATGTGAAATGGAGTGTGATTTTTCATTTATTGACGAGGGCAAGCCGAACATGAACGCATTATTTTACAACGAGTTACAAACCCTCTTTGCTTCGCAGCCCCCGAGGTTAACCACGGTCCCCGGGACCAAGACGCAGACGGCGGTATTTGATTTAGCTTCTGGTGGTGGGCGTGATTACACGACTGCGGTGTTTTTAACTGAGGACCTGAACGTATCGGCGATACAGTACACGAACACGAAGACGATGAGTGATTGGATATCGAGTTTAAAAGCGGCTGGTGTAACGACGGTGGTATTACCATTTGATGCGAAGATGAAGAACAGGGACACGGGTTTGACTACGATTGACTTCATGAGCAACGCAGGGTTTCGTGTAATTGTATTAAAGCGGACCTTAAGGGTTGAGCAGGAAGAGCATGCGCGTTGGTTATTACAGAATGTAAGTTTTGATTACAACAACTGTTTAAGTGCGTTGCGTGAATTGGGTAAATTCACGGAGTGGACGGCGAAGCATAAGCTAGACCAGGACGTTGTATCGGCGGTGTGTTATGCTGGGCAGTTTGCGAGGAAGAAAGGGATTAAGGAAGCGCGTCGCAAGAGTTTTGCTGACGAGATAAGGACGCGTGATTTGATAAGGAACAATCCGAATTTCCAATCGAACATAATGGTTGGTGTAACAGGTGGAAATTTTTCTTGATTATTTTAAAAAATACATATAATATATGGATATATAAAAACGAAAGAGGAATTTGTGAGCAGTTTATTTTCACCAAAAGCGCCGAAAGCGAACAACAGTGTTATAGGGGACAACTCGTTAAGCAGTGCGCGAGGCAGTTCTTTACTTAGCAGTGGGATTAATCGTTCTGCGGCTAGTTCTCGAATGCCGGTAATGCCGGTTGCACCGATGAGTGCTACTGGTAATATGGCTCTTAAAGGAGCGAACGGGCCATTACCGCCGGTACCACCGATGAATTCGCGTTTAACGAAGAATCCATTAGATGCTGCGTACGAGAAAGAGAGCAATCGTCGTGGTATGTTGTCTACGTTTTTAGGTCGTGCCCCCAAAGAAGCTACGGCTGTATTTCGTAAAAATTCTTTATCAAACATTATAGGTATGTAACATGCAAGAACAGATTAATCCAGAAGCATTAAAGACACCAGACGTAACGCAACCGAATGCTATTGCGTATTATGATTATCGTTTACAGCAGTTAGAGCTGAAGCGCACGAATTATTTAAGCATCTGGAGTGAGCTTGCTATTTTAGCGGACCCGCGTAATGCGTACTTCCGCACGACTCGTCCGAACGGAGATTTATCGCAATTGATACCGAAGACGGACGACACATTTCAGTTGTTGTTGCCAACGCACGCTGCGATTATGCATTCGCTACTTACCCCTATGGCGTATCGTTGGCACAACTTTACGTTCTTCGACCCACAGTTGCAAGAACAGTATGGTTACATATTGGACCAGCAGTCTGAATTTTTGCATAGGAAAAGATATTCTGCTCGGTCTGGATTTACTGGTGCGATTTCCGAAGCGTACATATCTTTAGCTGTTTACGGTCATTGTATATTGGAACTGACGAAGGACCTGCGTACGCGTTCGGTTATTTACAAAGCGTTACCGATAAAAGAATTCTGCATTGACAAAGACTCGGATGGGTTTGTGAATACGTTTTATCGCAAGGTTGAGATGACGTATCGCAATTTACGCACGATGTTTCCTGATTACATTCCTGAAAAGTATCGTGATGCTGACAACCCTCGTTGGTTGGAAGAGAAGATGGAATTATTGTGTGTTGTTGAACCGTCCTTGACAGAGTCTGGGAAGTTTGATAATGTATGGATTGACCGCACGAATCACGTGGTATTAGAAAAGAAGACCACGCCAAAGTCGCGGTTCATTTGTGGTCGTTCAAACGTTTATCCATCTTCGGATGACCCGTATGGATTTTCGCCAGCGATGGAAATTATGCCATCGATGAAGGCGTTGAATTCATTGAGTTACAACATATTGAAGTTGGGTGACGCGGCGGCCAGATTAGATTTCTTGGTGGGGGAAGATGTTATCAACCCGCGTAATTTTGCTGGTATGGGTAACATAATCGAAGGTGGTATTGACGATGACGGTCGTCCGACGGTACAGCGTTTGCAGTATCCGGATTTTCCGACGACGGAATACGTGCAAAAAGATTACCAAGAAAAGATAAAGATTGCTTTATTTGTTAACTTTTTCTTGTCGTTGAATGAAACGCAGTCGCGTTCTGCAACTGACTCGATGTTAAAAGCTAACGAGAAAGCGAACATGGTTGCTCCGACTGGGGACCGTATTGCGAGGGAAGTTCTGATTCCATTGATTGAATTGGAATTGCAATATTACGGTGACATGCATATGTTACCGTCGTTCCCGCCGGAAATCAAAGACCTTGGCATAGCGACAGACTTTGATATCACGTTAGACAATCCGATGTTAAAGGGCCAGCGTATTGATTCTGCGAATGGGATTATGACTATGGCTCAGTATCTTGGTGCGTTGATGAGTTTAGATACGGAAATGAACATTGACCGTTGCAAGCAAGTACTTGCGGAAATATTTAATGTTCCGTATGAAACATTGAACACGCCGGAAGAGAAGCAGGCGGTTGTCACACAGAAGACACAAGAAGCTGAGATAGCGTTGCTTGCGCAGAATGCTGGCGGAATTGGAAGTGGTATTAAAGACATAAGCGATGCGGCGAACTTGGCAAGCGGGGCTACAAAGTAAGGTAGTGTGATGATTGAATTAAGGAGTACGATTTTGCGCGACTGGTTGCGTCAGTGTCCAGTTCGCGAAGCGGAGGCGTGGTTTGATTTAATTGCGCCAAAGAATCCATTGGCTGGGTCTGACTCAGCTAGAAACACGAACTCGATAATGGTACAGATTGGCCGTCGTCGGGTTGTTGAGGACATTCTTGAAGCTGTTAAAGCGGAAAAGGAACAACATGAACCACAGCCGTTCACGCCATTGGCATCTGAATTGGCTGGTAAAATAACAAAATAAAGGATAGAAGATGGCAGAAACAGAAGGGACACAGACAGTTGTACAACCGGGGAATGAAGGTGGTGAAACTGTAACGACTAATTGGTATGACAGTTTAAATTTATCGGACGAATATAAAGGTTTGATACAGACCAAACACTTTAACGATGCCAATGAATTGGTAAAGAGTTATCAAAACATTGAAAAGCTTATGGGGGTTGACAAGAATGAAATTATCAGAATACCAAAAGCGAAAGATGGTGAAGACCCAGACTACTCGGAAGTGTGGAAAGCTTTGGGCCGTCCTGATAAAGCTGAAGATTACGGTTTATCTGATAATGATTTTGCTAAAGCTGCGAGTGAAGAAATGCTCAAGCTTGGATTATCAGTTAAGCAAGCCAAAGCATTGTCTGAATTTGTTGACTCGTATACAGAATCACACAAACAGCAAATGCAAACGGCAAACGAAGAAGAGCTTGAACGCAAAGCAGAAAAAGACCGTGAAGCATTAAAGAAAGATTGGGGTGCAGAATACGATTTAAATTTGGAAGTTGCACGCCAAGCGGTTGCAGACTTCAAAGAAACACTTGGTTTGGACGGCGATGTGCTGGATAAACTTGGTGATACAATTGGGGTTGACAAAGCGGCAAAAATATTCTATTTATTAGGTAAGCAAGCTGCGAATGATGGGTCAAAGAATTTGGCTAATTACGCAAGCAAGTCTGGTGGTGAAACGGCTGAGATTGCTTCGTATAAGGTTAAAGAAATGTACAACGACCCAGAGACCGCAAAGAAAATTATGGCTGGCGATGTGAAGACGATTAATGAATTGAATCGTTTGAACAAGATAATTGCTGAAAGCAAAGGAGTTAAATGATGGCGATTGAAGTAAAAGTTTTTGATATTGGCACACCAATTTGGTTTTTTGATGTTGACGCACAAGAACCAGTTGTGACAAAAGACATTGTATATGGGTCATTTGTAAACATTGAATCTGGTGATTTGTATTATTATACAAGCAACCACAAGGTACCGGCTTATGCTATTTATGAATTCGAGGAAGAAACCAAAGAAGCGTTGGAACGTTTCTTGGAATATCGCAAGTACATTTCTGAATTGCAAAAGAAAGCTGACGATGCACGTGCGACATTGGGTGGCATAAATCTTAAGCAATATATTTCTGACGTTTGTGCTTCGATGAGTCCTTCTTTGAATAAACAAGTTGAATTTGAAACAGAAGGTACAGAAAATGAATAAGAAAACATTTGTTCGTGAAATTTATTTCAACAAGAATGGCTCGTTACGGTTTTCTGAATTTCAATCGAATGTAAAAATATTCGTTGATACTGTGTGGCAACGCAGTAAAGAAGAAAACGCGAAAGGGTTTGAGTTCTTTGCTGATTTGTGGCGCGACAAAGATTTGAAGCACGTTGGTGCATTCGAAAAGAGATTGGCGGCTTCCGCCCCTAAACCTACTAAGGAAGCGGCCAAACAAGACAAGAAATCCAAAACAGAAAAAGTTGAGGAATAATTGTCAAAGGTCTCCGCATTTTATGCGGAGATTTTTCTTGCATACAAAAATAAATTGTGTATAATGCAAATAAAAGAAATGTGAAATTCGCGTTTCTGCAACATAACCCGGCCGAAAACAATTGTGTGAGAAGCAGTTGGAATTAGGACGGACGTTGACATTAAAGACATTGCTGGCGTGGCCCTCAACCACATAACCTGCGTAAATGTTTGAGCGATAAAGTTTAACAAACAATAACAAAGGGAAAACAAAATGGCTATGAGTGCTTTTGAATTGGCGACTTTAGCCCAGCAATACACCGGTTTGATTAAGCCAGTTGTTCAGCAGGGTGATTCCCGTACTGCTCGTTCTACAGAATTTAAAACGGGCTGTGTTGGGTTGGATATTCAGGTCGTTGATTACGTTAATAAAGTTAGTGCCCGTACAATTACGGACCCTATCACTATTCGTTCTACTGTGATTGATACACAGCAAGCGGATACTCGTTGGTTACCGCGTCCGGTAATCATTGAACACACGGATGTGTTCTATATGGAATCGCAATTGTTGCGCTTGGTTGATATCAAGTCTTCGTATCGTGATGCCACAATTAAAGAATTCAACCGTCAGAAGGATATATTCTTCTTGAAGGCGGCTGTTGGTTCTGCAATAACCAGCATCAACAATGTTTCTGGTGGAACTCCAGCGAACATCGTTTCTCCATATAGCACGGTTGCTTTGCCTGCAGCGAACCAAATCACTGCTACTGCAACTGATACAGTGTCTTCGTTGTTGAAGGATGTCCGTACATTGTTCGAAAACTTGGACGTTGATTTGTCGTCGGAAAAACCTGTCGTTTACATGCCGGCTGCGTTTGGCCGTCTGTTGAATGACGATACCCAGTATATCACCTGGAACACTTCTGGTATGCAGCCATTGGCAACTGGTGAATACAAAGACTTCTTGGGCTTCACGTTTGTTCTGTTGTCCAACGATGTATTTACTGGTGCAAGCCTGGCAGACACAATCGTAATTGTGTGTGGCAAACCAGTTATGACCGGTATCTGGGAAGATATCAACACGACAATTGGTATCCGTCATGATTTGGACGATGCGTATCAAGTTAACACCAAGATGATGTTGGCTTCTACTCGTCTGGATGAATGGCGTGTTGCCACGGTTGATTTCACCGCGATTAAATAATTAATGGAGTTCTGCGATGTCGAACACACTGACACTGACTGATATTGCTAATATGGCAATTGATTGGTGCGGAGGTGCACTGAGTATTCAGAGCATCGACGATGCGCAAAATCCACTTGCAGTTATTTGCAAGCGGAACATGCCACAGTGTGTTCGTGCAGAACTCGATAAGTATGAATGGGTTTTTGCACGCAAGTTTACAAAAGCAGTTAAGGTTGATTTAAATACTCACCCTGACGCAGAAATAAAGGGTTATATTGCGTATCATTTGCCTCAAGATTTTTCGCGGTTGTCGATGTATTTCTTTGACGATTTCTATGTTTATCGCACTAATCAATATCAATGGGGACACAATTATTTCTTGACATCTGATTATTTGTATACACGTCGTGAACTAGACACGATTCCGTATGCAAGCAATAAGGTGCCAATTTCCAAATGGCATTCGTTGTTTTGTGATATTGTTGCAATTGCGTTAGCCGAAAGAATCGCCGGAAAAGTACAAGGTCTGGATGCAGATGTTAAGTTTCTGAACAGTTTGTACAAGGACAAAAAAAGAGATGCACGTAAGTTGGATTTGATTCAAATGGAAGCAAACCCGACTGGACGTAGTGATTCTCAACAGGCGAGGTTATCTTACATTGGCGGTCTCATATAAAGCAAATTTAACAACAGGATTTAATGGCGGGGAGCTGTCACCAGCCCTTGCTGGTCGTGTTGATATTGATGATTACAAGTTTGGAGCTAGGTTAATTGAAAACTTTATTCCAGAAACACAGGGTGGATTAAAAAAGTTTTATGGCACCGATTTTGTTTCTAAAGTCACAATTCCAAATGATTATTGTATTGTTCCATTTCATGGTGGTGACACGACATTGTTTTTGTATCTTCACGATGGTGTAGTTGATGTTGTCGCTGGTGGAGTGTTGTATAACACCGATATAACAATTCAATGTTCTGGTTTAGATAAATTGCGTTGGTGTCAATTAAATGATGAAATATATTTTGTTCATCCAGACACAAAGCCATTTATTATAAATTATCTTGGTTATAATTCGGACACAGAGAAATTTGAATTTGTTGGTGGCGAATTAGAATTTAAAGATGTTCCATATTTTCCACTTGGTTGGAAAGGAAACTATCGTGGAACAATAACAACAACACCGTATAATGCAGCGTCGACAGCAGCGTCTGGCACAATACGAGTGTCTTCTACTGCAGGTTCCGAAACTAGATTGCAGCTGCCGGATATAGTTCGTGGTGTTTCTGGCAGTGTTAATTTGTTTGGAACACACAAGGGGTCATCTGACAATTCTGGGTTTGGCACAACAACAGTACAACTTGTAAGGATAAGAAACAATGTTGAATCCGTTGTGTTTAGTAATACAACCGGTACGACAAAGACAATAGCTTATTAATCATTGAGGGAAAAATGGCACCGTCAATTCACAATCCACCAACAGTTAATTACTTATATTATAAGTCGTTGAGCCAGGATGACGTTCTTAATATTTTAAAAACAGAATTTCCGTCAGCAAGAATTTCTGGTGGAAATCTTGTGTTTGATGAAATACCTTCTGGTCATCAGGCTGGTGATGAATATGCAATAAGAATTATTCAGGGCGACACAGACAATGCTGGAAGAGAAGCACTTGTGCGTGTTGGCAATGTGTATTATGAATTGCATAATCATTATGATGGTTTTACACAAACTGGAGAATTTTCAGAACCAGATATATATAATGATGAGTACACTGACACAAACCTTGAGGGACGTAAGATTAAGTTTTTGTTACAACCCGGTGTAAATGTTCAGGTTTGGTCAGAAGGCATTGTTGTTGCGATTGATACAATTGTTTATTCTGATAATAAATATTATCGTGCGGATTCTGCTGGCACAACAGGAAACGTACAACCAAATCATACATCTGGTACAGTGTCTGACGGTGGTGTTGATTGGACATATTTACACGCAGGAAGTGCGACAGCAACGATTGTTTCTGTTGAGGATGAGCATAATTTAATTGCTAATGTCGATGGTGAAACATTGCCTATTTTGCAATCAGGTCAGGCTTCATATACTTGGAAATATTATCAATGGTCTATGTGGGGATATAAACAGCGTTATCCAAACCAGGTGTTCTTTTATAAAGGACGGCTTGGGTATTTTGTTCAGACTGTTGGATATGGTTGTTGGTTAAATTTATCTAAGTCAGATGCGTTTAATGATTTTGGAACAGAAACATTTGGTGAAAATTTAGACACAGATGCAATTATTTCTGTTGTTACAGGTCATCCTGATAATAACATTAATTGGGTTTTGTCTGGCGAGCGGTTGTATTGTGGTTCTTATTCTGGCGAATACAATGTATCAGGAGAAAAGAATGGTCCAATAACGCCGATAAATGCAAACATACAAACAATATCAACGATTGGTGGTGCGCCTGTTTCTGCGTTAAAGTTCCGTGAGTTGAATTTATTTGTTGCGGCACACAGCAATGAAATTTATTCGATTAGTTATGATTACACAACGGATGATTATGTTCCAACTGATATTGGTATTATGAGTTCACATTTGCTGAGCGAAAAGATTACACGTTGGGATGCATTGAATAACGAAGATAGAAATATATATTTCCATACGCGTGAAAACAATGTTAATTTAATTAATTATGTTAAGGACACGAAGGCACTTGGTTATTATCGTTTAAATCTTAATGGTGAAATATTAGATTTGGCATCGAGTAATACTGGTGAAAAATCAGTAATGTGTTTCTTGGTTAAACGTGGTGACGTGTATACAATAGAGTTGTCGTCAAATGACAATCCAAGATATATGATTAATTGTCACGAGTATATACTTGAAGACCCAACAGAAACTGCAACAGCAATGGATTTGATTGGTAAAACTGTTTGGGTTAAAAATGTTGAAACTGGAGAATTTTACCAAACAGATGTTGATGCTCTTGGTGTTTTAAACGCTAAGCGTCCTTGGACACATTTTATTATTGGTCTTCCAATGGTGTGTACGTTTAACGGAAACCCAATGGCTGGTGAAAAACTTGAAGGCTTGCAACAGAAATCGATGGCATTTACAGTGCGTTTGCGTGATAGTGGTGCGTTTATGTATGGTACAAGCCACGACTTCGATAAATATTATAAGTATAATTATTGGGACAGTTTAGATGCGCAACAGTATGGCGTTTCACATAAGTTGATTACAGGCGATATAGAATTGCCAACGCCAAGCGGCTATATGCAATCTGGTAATATTGTAAGTACAAAATACCCAAACAACACTGGTGTTGCATTGAATTTGAAGTGTGAAACACCAGAACCGTTTAATTTATTAATGATAAGCAACGTATATGTATAGTATTGAAGTGGCAACTTTGGACGATTATAAAGAAATAGCGGCATTTGCTACAGAATCTGGCAAGCCAGATTATCAAATGTTGAAGGGTTCGATATTGTCAAAGCTTATTATTGACGGTGAAATCATTGCTTTGGCTGGGTTTAAGGATATGTTTCTTCCAGATGACGACGGAAACATAAAAGAGTGGCGTGTTTTAGCGTGTATGTTTCGTCGTGATGTTAAGAAGCACACAAAAACAGTGGTTAAGGCTGGTCGTGAGTACCTTAAAACAATATCAGGAAAGCCGATATTGGCGCTTGCTGTGTCTGACAATAAGGTGTTCACAAGATTTATTGAATTTATGAAGTTTAAAGACACAAAAGAACTTGTAAAATCTGAAGAGTCTGATATAATGTATCGTATGTATGTGAGGTTGTAAAGAAATGGCAGAGCCCGTAACAACTTTTGCAGTTATTAGTGGAGCGATGGGTGCAGTGAGCAGCATCGTTTCTGGCATTAATGAATCGAACAAGAACAAAGTTGCAGAAATGGAAGCGTTATATAACGCGAAACAGTTTCGCAACGACGAAACGCTTGCTCGTTGGGAACGAGCGATGGCTATTGACCAGCAATTATCCAAGGGAAGAAAAGATATTGCTACAGGTTATGGCACAATGGTTGCTAGGGGCAATTATGGTTCGTCTGCTCAGTCGCAAGTGTTCGGTTCTACATTGAATTTAATGAAGGATATTTCTGCAATACAGTATAAATATGATAACGAAGTTGTTCAGGCAGAAAATCAGGCACGTGTTCAAGAATATAACGCAAAACAATATCGCAAGAATCGTGGCAACGCATTATTGGGTAGTTTCCTTAACGTTGGAAGCAATGTTGGTGGCACATATTTGTGGGGCTGGGATAAAGGACTTTGGTAAAGGTGGCAACTAATGGCAGAATTACATCCTAATCAAATACCATTTCAGGCAGGTCGTACAGCAAAAGCAAATTTTGTTGCACCGGAAGACTATTTGTCTCGTCCGTTGGCACAACTTGGCGAATTGTCTGAGCAAACAGCAAATACAATTGCTGCATATAAAGACAATCAGTTAATAAAACAGCTTGAAGATATAGACTTAGAAACACAAAATGCTATTAAGAACGAAAAATCATTAGATGCAAATTATGATTACATAGCAAATGACGCTGTTTCAAAGTGGAGGTCGGCTCTTAATAGTGCAGATGAATCAACGCGTGAAAGATTTTTAAGGAACAACCCATATGCTGCCGAAGAATTTGAAATTGCTGTTCGGGCGAAAGTGTTAGAAAAACAGCAAAAACAAATATATAATCGTTCTAAATTAGATATTGCACAGTGGTCGTCGCAAATAGTCAATGCACCAAAGGACCAGCAAGCTGCAATGCTTGAGTCAAAAAGAATAGCAATACAAAACCTTGGGCTTCCAATTGAACAAACGGATGATTTGTTGTTTTCGTTGCAATCTGAAGTTGACAATTATCAAATCGCATATGCTATTGCAAACAATGACTTTGAAATGGCAAAAGATTTGCTAAGGAATGGGTTGCCAACTGTTGGTGCGAGCGGAAAAGCTTCTTATTGTAAACAGTTGCAGGATGCAATTGAAAAAGAATCAAGTCGTAAAGCTGCGGAAGAGAAGGCGTTGTGGGAAGCTAAGGAAAACGGAAAAGATGTAAATTCTCAATACGTTCTTGAATTGCATGATTCTTATTTGCAGAATGATAATTTAGAAGCGGCAAGGCAAGTTCGCGAAGCATATTTTCATGGATTAGATATACCAAGATTTGACAAAAATGGTCATCTTATTGAAATAATTCATAGTTCTGATGTTGCTCCGACAGCAAGACAAAAATTATTTGGAACAATGTTGACTGCAGCTAATCAGGCTCCGTCGCGTAATCAATATCGTACAGATTATTTAACTGATTTTAACAGGCTTAAAAGTGGTTTGATGTCTCCGGATGGGTCTTTGAACTTAGATTCTGATGAATATATAACGCCAGAACAGTATGACTTGGCGTTGAAATTAAAAAAAGACAACACCGGTTGGGACATGTTAAGCGACGCAGAACGAGTGTTTGTTGATAATGTGTTGCGAGGATATGGAACATCAGGAAGTACTTCTTATTTAGACCTTAATGAGAATGCACAATTAATGGCACATTCTTTTGGTGCTGATTATAATAAAGTTAATCCTGTAACTAATTTTAAATCGTTATTAAGTATGTACAATAATCCGGCAAATCAAATTGTTTCTGCTTTGTATGATGATTCTACATTGACTGGACGAGAAGTCGATACAATAAATTATATTACAGGAAAATATAAAAAAGAAAAGTTTCGTGGCGACTGGGAATTAAAACGCGGGACTCGTTCTGACGCACTTGTTACATTGTTTGGTATTATAGCGACACAAAACAATCCATATGGAATGAAAGATGTTGGGCTTAACAATGTGACTCGTGAGAATTTTGAAGAAAATTTAATTAGATATTTAACACAAATGAAAAACGGTGGATTTTATGACGCGCCTGCTGATTATGAAGATTTGGTTTCTGATTATAAAAATCTTTATAAAATGACAACCGGGTTTCAGTATGTTGAGCCAGAATCGGTTTCTGGTTCCGTGACACCAAGATTACAAAAGTATGCTGTGTTAACAATGCAAGCAGAACAAAAGAAAGATTCATATGACGAACATTCTTATAGCGGTAAGCTTCCGCGCGATGAAAGCAGAAACACGGCATTTGGTATAACATCTGTAACAGAAGATGGTAGTTTATATAAAATAAATAGACAGGCTCAACTTGACCGAAGCAGACAAAGGGCATATAATTTAGAAAAAGATGTTGTGTTAGAATCTGAAGGCGTAAAAATACCAGATGATTATTTTGAACGCCGTGAAAAAGAGCGCGAAAACTGGGCAAAAACATTCGGTAAAGATGTGCTTGGGTTTTCTGGTCTTGTATTAAACGATTCTGAAAAAAACAAATAGGTGTCGAAATGAATGAAGAAACACTTTTAGAACAAACAGATAATGTATTGTCTGGGTCACCGGCGACGGTTGCTTCTGGAACTAAAGCATTTATATCTAAAAAAAGAGAATCAATTGAGAGCGAAGACAATGCGCCGAGTCAATTAACACCTAAAGAAAACAAGGACGATGGTTCTTTTGTTAATACAACAAAGGGTGCAGGTGGTACAACACAACATATAAATACGGGCTTCCCAGATTCTGCGCAACTTGTTCCTTCTGGTGGTGACGCATATATTGGTGGTTCTGTTTCACCAAATAGTTCGGTTCGTGCATCTATTAGACCATTGACCCAGTATGCAGCCGACCCATTTTGGCTTGAATCTACAGATAGGTTCGCACCTGTTGGTCCCTGGACTGCAGAATTATCAATATTGAACAAGCCAGTTAAATTGGACACAACTGACCCAGCGAAAGCGGCGTGGCAAATTGCAACACAGTATCAGGGCATACCAGATGATGACTTCTTTGGTTATGAATATTTACCACCGAAAGATTTAAAAGAATCTTGGTGGTCATCATTTATGGGCGATATGGCAAAAGGAGTTGCTCACGTAATTGCGGATTCGCCGTCGTCTTTGTATGGGATGTTGCCTACAGAAGGCGGGATAGAAGAGTCTAAAAAAACAGCAAAACAAGTCGCAGAAGAAAATCGTTCTGGCAATGCTGGTTGGGGTAAAGCAATAGATTGGCTTGTAAAGCGTGCACAAGCTTATGTTGATTTTTCAGAAAACTTAGAACCACTTAATAGAAGTCGTGGTGCTGAAATAGCCGGGGTTGCCGGAAGTAGTTTTGCTAGTTATGCCCCAGTTATTTTGACAGCTGGTTTGGGCAAGGCTGGTGTTATTGCTGGTCGTGTAATGGCTTCTATATTGGCTGCAAGCGACACATTGTCAACAAGAGATTCTGTTTTAAAGCTTGGCGGTACAGCAGAAGAAGCACAAAAGGCAAGCTGGAAACACCTTGGTTTTATTGGTGCTACAGAAGCTGCGTCTGGTATTGTTGGTAAAGCTGTAAATGGGGCACTTGTTCGTGCAGCGATTAATCGTGGTGCTAGTCGTGCACTTACACAAACCATAGGTGCTTTTGGTGGTGCAGCAATTGGTGGTACTTTGGATGCTGGAGTAGAAGCAATTCAAGATATTTATGGCAATATAGCTGCCGGTCGTTCTGGGTATGAAGCTTTGTTTGGTTGGTCTAGAGAAGACTGGAATACATTTTATGGAACATTATTGCTTGCTGCATTGAGGATACCTGCTGGTGGTGAAGCTCGTGCGGCTGGTCGTGAGTTTGATAAAGTTGCAGATGTTGATAATGGTTATTTGGAACTTGCTGCTAATTTAAAGAAAAATCTTATTGACAGTGCGGAAAAGAACGGTGTCGTTGTTTCAGAAGAGACAAAAAAACGTTTAGATAATTTAATTCTTGAGATTTACCGTAATCCAGAAGCGATTATTGATGAAGACATGCGCAGTGTTGCACAAGGATTTTATGACAAGATTAGCGGTTTAGACCCAGATGTTGTAGAAAAGGCTAGAACACTTATTGACGCGGGTCGTGGCGATGAGATATCAGAACAAGCAATGGCTGAGTTTGATGAACGTGTGCGTTCGCAACCTTGGTTTAATGGTCTTATGCCGAATCAACAAGCTGCTGTTTTGGGTGAAATGCGTGGCATGGCATATGTTGGTGCATTCTTTTTTGGTCAAGACCCTAAAACGATTAAAATACCAGACTTAGTGTCTAGAAGCGACTTAGGCGTTGAGGTTGGCGGTTTTGCACCATTGAATAATCTTGTTGTCATTAACCCACAAACGTTTGGTATTGGATATGGTGAATCACCATATAATCGTTTTATTCCACGTGGCAAGAAAACAGATGAATATTCTGGGAATGTTAAAGACCCATTAAATGTTTTATTGCATGAGTTTTCGCATGCAAATGATTGGAACATGAAACAACAAACAGTCAATGATATTGTTGAATTTATTAAGTGGTATACTGCTGCAATAGAAGAAGTATTTGGCAAGAATCGTGCCGGTGCAGTTGCAGAAGCAATGTACAACAACGCAAATGACCCGCTTATTAATAATGATATGTTTCGTGTTTGGGATAGACACAATGGTGCATATACAGATGTTGGTAATGTAACAGAAAACAGAGCACAAGCAGTCGGGAAATTGCTTGGTAAAGCAAAAGATTACATTGGTTTAACTGGAAAACCAGGACAATATATTCAAGCGGCTCACGCAATAATGAAGGGGTACGATGAGGTAAATCCAATTGCGGGTGGTATTTCTGAATATTTGCAAGCGCTTAAGGATTATGTGAAAGCAAATTCTGCTGTTATAAAAAGAATACAAGACAGTGTTCCTGCAGAAAAAATGCGTTCGGCTATACGTTCTTATATGGGCGGGAATGATACAATTGATTGGTATGGGATAACACCAGAAACACTTGAAGAATTTGCAAAATCTGCAAATGCTCCGCTTGATTCAGATGCTCTTGATTATGTAACAAGGGCACTTGGTGAAATTGAATTGAGTGATTTTGTTGATAAGGCTGTACAAGAATGGGATGAAGCGTTTGGTATAAGACCTCGTACAGAAACAGAACAAATTGTTGATGAGCGTAAAAACGAAATCGATGGTGGTCTTAATCCAGAAGAAACATATCCGCTTGAAGATTGGTCTGATGACGATGAAGATGTTTCTAATACATTGGACTCTGGCATTCTTGAAATAAGAGACATGATTGAAAGCAGAAGGGGTAAAAGAAAAAGCGAATTCCAGAAAAAACTTGAAAAAAAGTTTAATGGCAAAACGCTTGCTGAATCAATGGATGATTTTGAAAAACATTTAAAAGAGCATAAGTTTGTAAAGACAGGAACATTTGTTGATTTTATGCGCGGCATACCATCATATTTGTCGGCTCTTGGTGGTGAAGCATTAGTCAAGGATTTTGACTTGGTTTCTCGTCAAGATAAGTACGTTAATGAAGTACAAAAAATGACTGATAAGTTGATGGTCAAACTCAAGTCATTATTTGGTGGCAGTGCTTGGAAGTATGAAAATTATGTGCGTGCAACTTCAGTTCCGATGTATGAGATTCAGTACACCAATCCAGTTACTAAAAAAAAGGAAACGCGTGTATTTAGTAAGCGTGAGTTGATGTCTGGTATTTTGTATGACGAACAGCCTGATTCACACGAAAGAATCAAGATGACTGTTTCTATTGATGAAATAAAAAAACATCTTGATGATTTTGACATAGAGTTTGCACATGTGTTGCGCGATTATTTGTACACTGATTTTAGAAAAATACCAGTTGGTGTTCGTGGAAGTGAAAAAGTTCCGGTTAATTATTGGCCGATAATGGATTCTTACGAACAAGAAAAGGGGCAGACAAGAATTATAAATGACATTGGTCGTAAAAATGTGAACGACCCTGTTGGTCTTGTTGATGTTTTAGATGTTATTGGGGCTTATATGAGTCGTGTTGCTGGAAGCAAATCTGGATATTTTGCAGCTATTCGTAGATTAAATTCTGTTTTGAATTATAATGCTAAGTCTGAACGCGTTAAACATATGACCCGTGCTGATGATAAAGAAAACGAACGTCTTGATAAACAGTCTGTTAGAATCACACAAGAGGTTCGCAAGCGTATTGGCAATGACCTTGAACGCCTGAATGCTCGTATAGATGATATTATATCTCATAAAAACGAAAAGGCTTTGCGTGAATCATTCGCGTCAAAAATTTCGAGGAATATGATTGGAACATTATTGTATGGAAACATCAAACAGTTTGCAATTAATGCTCCACAGTTTTTGTCGTTCGCTGGATATAAATATAATTCTTTGCCTGGGTATATGGTTGGTGTTGTTCGTGCATTATTGAATCCTGCTCGGTCAATTCAATTGGCAAATGAAAACGAAACAATTTCTGGACGTAGAAAACAATATAGATATTCAGAATATATGGAAAAAAATATGTCTGTAAATGCGGACAATATTATGACATATGTTTCTAATTGGGCAACAAAACATCATTTGACTCCAATTGAAGCGCTTTCTGATTTAGTTATACATCTTGGAAATGTGTTAAAAAAGTTTCTTGCCTCGCCAACAATAATAGGTGATTATCTTGGTAACGTTATTGGATATGCAGCAAGTTATGATGCGGCGGTTAAGGCTCTTGGTTCTGAAGAGGCCGCAAGAAAAGATTTGTCTGACTTCATTAACACAAGACAATCGACAAGCAATCAGGCTGTGAAAGGTCTGATGGTAAGAAGAGCAAACCGCCAAGGTATGTATGGAAGTTTGTTCTCATTTACAGGTGAACAAACTCAAAAGTGGGGGACCATCGGGCAAGACATCAATCGTATATTAAGCGGCGACATGCCAATTACTGAAGGCGTAAGAGATATTACTGCTCAAACGTTGACGATGGTTTCATATGTCGCAATACAGTCAGGGTTTTGGCTTGGTGTATTGTCGTCTGTGTTTGGTGTTAAGTTTAATGATGATGATTGGGAAAGAATTTATGACAACATTGTTCGAGAATCTGTGGGGCAACTTGCAGGTGTGTTTGGTCCATTATCAAACATTGTACAATCAACACTTGATGAGATGTTCTTTGGGTACAACAGAAATGGGTTAAGCATTCCAATGTTGTCTGAAATAGAAAAACAAACAAGGAATATAAAACGTGGTGAATATGATGATATTTTATATTCAATGATGTCAGCACTTGGAATAGTTGTTGGTTTGCCTCGTGCAATGTCTTCTGCTGAGGGGGTTGAAAAATATTTGACTAAATCTGGCAAGGAAAAGAAAGCAGGGTTGTGGCAAGCCGAAGGAAGAAGTGAAGCAGAAGCAAACCGCAGGGCTGGAGTTAAAACAAAAAGAAAGAAATAAGTTGATAATAAAAAACAAAATGGTATCATTAAATCATATTAGGAGCAGCAAATGATAAATACCGATAATTACAAATCAACATACACAACAGTTGCAGACCAAACAACATGGTATCCTGTAACATTTCAGTATGATTCACCAGACAATACGCCTGAATTGTTAGTAACAGTTAATGGCGATGTCCAAAATTATGGTGATGATTATATTGTTGGTGTTGGTGGAATTCAATTGACATATGAACCAGATGCCGGGCTGGAACTGGTTATACGCCGTAATGTTCCGCTTACTCAAGAAATAGATTTTCAAATCGGTATTATCGACCCAGAACAAATAGAACATGGGTTTGACCGCTCTGTTATGCGTGACCAAGAAATAGCAGACTATGCTGTAGAAACAAACGGCCGTGTTGAAGAAATAGAAAACACAATTAGTTCATATGGTGATGTTGTAACACACAATGTATCTGAATTTGCCACAGCTGCTCAAGGTGCAAAAGCTGATACAGCCGTTCAGCCTGGAGATAATGTAAGCGTATTGGTTAACGATGCCAATTATGTTGTTGCATCTGATTTGGCTACGGTTGCAACAAGTGGTTCTTATAATGATTTGTCTGACAAACCAAAATACGCTGCGTCTATTAGTTTGACAATCGACCCGTCAACATTTGTGGTTACGGCACAATTAAAAGACCAAGACAACAATAATTTAGGCACAGCACAAACGATTGATTTGCCATTAGAATCTGTAGTTGTTAGCGGGGCGTATGACGCGGCAACTAAAGAAGTTGTGTTAACATTGGAAGGCGGTTCAACAATTCGTTTTAGTGTTGCTGATTTGGTAAGTGGGTTGCAAACGGAAATTACATCATCAAATAAATTAGATGCCGACTTGGTGGACGACAGCAATTCTGCACATAAGTTTGTAAGCACGTCAGAAAAAACAACTTGGAACGGCAAGCAAGACACAATATCAGATTTAGCAACAATTCGCAGCGGGGCGGCAGCAGGTGCGACAGCGGTTCAGCCAGGTGATTTAGCAACAGTGGCTACTTCTGGAGATTATGACGATTTGTTGAACAAGCCAGATGCATTAGAAAACAAAGCAACAGGAAACGATTCTTTGACCATTTGTGGGACGGCGACAACGAATATTCGTTCCGTAAATATTGGGTTTGGTTCAGTTGCTTCAGGTATGGAATCTATTTCATTGGGTTGGATGTCCGATGCTAGTGCACGTGGTGCCGTAGCGGTTGGTGGCGGGGCTAAATCTTATAGCACCGATTCAATTAGTATAGGTAACTATGCTTCAACTAATGCTTTGAACGCGATTCAATTAAACGCATCTGGTGTACTTGTAGTTAACAATGACCCAAATACAGTTAAGGTCGCGAATACAAACGGCAACTTTGAGATTATGTCCGCAGATGGAACTATACCGGAAGACCGTCTGGCCGACACAACCAATGCGCAGCAGGGAGATGTCTTGACCTTGGATGCAAATGGCGATGCTGTATGGCAAGCGGGTGGTGGTTCTAGTTATACCGCAGGAACGGGTATTGACATTACAAACGATGTTATATCGGTTACCGCCCCTGTGTTGGTAAATACGGCAACCTCTTCGTCAAGTATGATGATTGTGAAGGGGACCGTTTCAGAAGGAATTAGTAGCCAAAGGTGTGTTTTAGTTGGTGCAGGAACAATGAAGGGCGCATATTATTCAACCGCTGTTGGAGATGGTGCATGGGCATCTGGAACACAAAGTATAGCCCTCGGAACGAATGCTAGGGCTACGGCAAGCAGTGCAATTCAAGTTGGTTCAACAGGTCTAGGAACGACTAACTCGGATGCCAATACGTTTAAGGTGGCAAACGCCAACGGTAACTTTGAAATTATGAGTGCTGATGGAACTGTTCCAACAGCCCGTTTGACAAAGGTAAATATCACAGTGACATTGGCGGTTGCGGATTGGTCGTCAAATACACAGACCATTACAGTTTCGGGTATCAAAGCGGATAGCGTTGTATTCGTAAGCCCTGCACCAGCATCGGCAAGCGATTACGCATCGGCGGGTATCTTATGCACGGCACAGGCAGCGAACAGCCTTACTTTCAGTTGCACAACGACCCCGAGCAACGCAATAACCGTAAATGTAGTTTGTATGTGAAGGAGTGAAATATGATTATAAATACAGTTATTAAAGGTTCTGGTGGCGGTTCTGCTGTTATTGATACACTAAACGTAACACCAAGCACATCAGCACAGACAATCACAGCCAGCGGTGGTGTTGACGGTTATTCCCCAGTAAATGTTGCTGCTGTAACTTCTAGCATAGATGCAAATATAACAGCAGGGAACATCAAGAAAGATGTTACAATATTGGGTGTTACTGGTTCGTATGAAGGTGGTGGTTCTGGCGGCAAATATCAATTTTTACAACGTGTCAAAGACGACACGAATACAGAAATTGGAACGGTTGTTGGTTTTCGCAAAGATTCAAGCAATAATGAATATGCCGTTGTATGTTTGGATGCTCGTTTTAGAAGCGACCAATGGTTTCTTTTGTTGTCTAGTGGCGTTGATGTAGAAGGACTAGATAATTATTCATATGCTGAGATATTTAACGCACCAGAAACAGCAACTAAAAACTGTGATTTGATTATAGCCACTGCGACAGCACAAAGTCTTACGTGTGACGCTGTAACAGAGTGTAGAAGTCATTCATTTACAATTAACAACACAACGTATTATGGCCAACTTCCGTCAATGTCAGAACTCGTAATGATTATGTCGTGTGTTGACCAAGTGAATTCGGTTGACCCAGACAAAGATAATCCAACTTATGAGTATTATTTATTAGCAGCAACTGGGCAGTACTGGTCTTCAACACAAAACTCTCCAGCAAACGCTTGGCGAATAAGAAGCAGTGCAACAAGCCCTGTTCAAGCATATACCAAGTCGTCTGCAAATTCGGCTATTACACCGATATTAGAATTACCGAACGCATAATTAAAGGAGTAAACTATGGCAAAACAAACTAAAATGAGCAAAACCGAAATCATAGACAAATGCGAACAGTGTGTCAAACTTACGGCACCGTTTGTTGCTGCGTTTATGGCAATTTGGGGTTTTGATATTGCGGCATACACAGCAGCGGTCGGCTTGGTGCTGATTGATATTTTGGAACTTGCAAAACTTTTTGTAAAATAATTCATTTGTCATTGGGCAGATGTAATACCTTGGCGTAAGCATGAAATAGTTGTTTACGCCATTGGTCATTTTTTGCTTGCATTATAAAAATTACATGTTAATGTGTGTTTCACAAAAGGGGTAAATAGTATGGTGAAAAAATCAAATAGTCCTAAGTTAGTAATTGAAGGTGTGCTTACTGCACTTCGTTACTTTCTTATCTTTATAATTTTAAACAATGCAGTTTGGATTGCTTCGTGTTGGAACAATAAACATTCAGGCGGAACCCAAATAAAAATGGTTCAAGATGGAACTGGGAACACAAGTTATACACAAAGTATAACAACACCAGAAACCAAATAAGAATCATATAAAGGGGAAGGCCATGGAAATTGTTACACATAAAATTATTTATTTCTTCTTTACGCACATATTCTTACGGCGTATTGGGAAAAAGTACCCAGAGTTTTTTGAAACTTGGGTTGGTGATTATGTCGAGAAGCCGAGAGACCGCAGAATTCTTATTATGCGTTACACAGGTAAGCACAAAATGACATTTACAGCGATTGCCGCAGAGCTTGGCGTTGATGAAAGCAACCTGTTTAAATACCATAAGCGGGCTGTGGAGTGCTTAATTTCTGCAGAATAATTACCTTTATTTAGACTCTAAAAAACATATGTTTTTTATCTTATAACTCTTGTGTGAAAACACAGGAGTTTTTTATGAATCCATATCTTAATTATAATCCATACACTCAGCCATATATGGCACAACAAACAATTCAACAAGTGCCACATCCGATTGAACCGAAAGTTGTCACGTATACTGTTGACTCGGCTGAACAGTTGTCGGGCATAACACCAATGCCAAACACCGTCTACCTCGGCATTTCTCGCGACGGTGGCAAAATCTTCCAGCGTCGTATGAACAACGACGGGTTAATGGAAATCAAAACGTTTGAACGTGTTGATGAGCAGACCAAGAAGACTGATATGCAGGAAATTCTTGGTCGTTTAGAAGCAATCGAAAAGAAATTAGGAGCGACAAATGAATCCACAAATGTTGCTTAATATGTTTATGAAAGGGCAATTCCAAAATCATCCACTGATGCAAACCGTCAATCAAATGATGGCTGGCAAGACTCCGGAACAGCAACGCCAGACGGTGTTGAATGTTGCAAAGTCTCGTGGGTTTGACTTGAATCAACTCCCCCAAGAACTTCTGCGTTCTGCCGGGTTGATATAAAACAAAGGATAAAACTATGGCAGAAGTAACACCAATGACACCGGCTGATATGAATGCGGTGTTAAGTGGTCGTGGCTACGGCTACGGCGACGGCTTTGGTTTCGGCGGTGGTTCTGGTTTGTTCGCAATCTTGCTTATCGTCTTATTAATGGGCGGTGGTGCTTGGGGAATGAACCGTGGACAGTTCGGGACTGAAGCAATTCAAAACCAAATGCAACAGGGCTTTGACAACCAAAACACAATGGCGAATCAAAGAGAAATCTTGGCTGCAGTCAACCAAAACTTCCATGATAACTTAAACGTTATCCAGGACAAGTATGGCGAATTGACTCGCGACATCTACGGGGTTTCTGGACAGGTCGCACAGGTGTTGGCTAACCAGAACGCATGTTGCTGCGACACCAAGATGTTGATACAAGAAACATCTGCACAAAACCGTTACGACGCATTGAAGAACACAAATGACATCAATGCTGTAACCATCGGTCAGACGCAGAAAATCTTGGATGCAATCTCTACAAACAAGATTGAAGCATTACAAGGTCGTGTCAACCAGTTGGAATTGAATAACGCTGTCGCAGGCGTTGTCCGTTATCCAACTTCGTATGCCTACAATGCGGGTCCATCGCCATTCTGTGGTGGCTGTGGTTGTGGCTGTGGCTTCTAACTCAATTGGGTGGGGTTTCCCACCCAAACTTAGGAGGTATAAAATGGCTTGTAACTGTAATCCAGACTTTCACAAAGGAACATCATTAAGTACTACTGGTGTGTTAACTGTAACAAATGCAGATAACATTGCTAACTTAAGTCCGTTCTTTTTGGTTTTGTGTGTGAATCCAAACAGTGTTATAACTGGTGTACCTGTAAATTACACGATGGTTATTAATGGTGCTACGGCTAACTTGGTAAACCGGTTCGGGTTGCCAATTAGCACAGACCGTTTAACAACTAGACACGTGTATCACGGAAGATATATTGTTCCAGAAACTGGTACGCCATACGTTATATTGTTAGACACGCCTTGTAACATTGCTTATGCATTATCAAGTGCAAGTGTTGCTGTTCAATCAGAAACTAATGGAGATTAATTATGACACACGACGAAAAGATGGCAATGCGTGACCATATGCATAAGATGGGCATGGTATTGCTAGACAAGGTACAACGTATGGTTGACTCTGGTGAGTTGACTACACAGCAAATGATGTTTGCTGCTGACATTCTTAAAGATGTTGCAGATTCAGAAAAGAGTTTAGCAAAAGCACATTGGTGCGAAAGCGACTCTGGTACTGGGAAAACATATTAAAACCATTGATTTCTACGTCTATTTATTATATAATTTTATATGTAATAGGCGTAGGAATCAGATGTACAAAATAACTTGGACATTACCAAAGATTGTTTATGGCACTAGTGGTGCAATTGCATCATTCACTTGTGGCATTCATTCTGCTATGTTAGGGCTAATGGTGTGTATTACTGTTGATACAATCACAGGGTTAATTGCTGCCCCATATCGTAACCAACGAAGAAACTCGACGGCGTTGCGAAAGGTTGTTCCAAAGCTAATAACATATCTTGGTGCGGGTCTTCTTGCTCACACGTGTGAGATGTTGGTGTTTCCAACTTGGGCTAGTGGAAGTGTTGAATTAGGACGTTTGGTATTTAGTTTCTTTGCTGGTATTGAAGTTATGTCTTGTTTTGAAAACCTTAAAGACATTACAGGAAATCATGCGTTTGATATATTGACATTGAATTTCCAAAAACAATTAGAAGAAAAAACTGGGCTTGTTGGGGTTGGGAAACGTGTCAGAAAATAAAAGATATTGGAAAGATTTGTACCGCGAGCAGATAAATATGAAAGTCTGCTATTGTTATTTATGTGGAAAACTAATAAAGAAACAAGATGATTTTAGTTTGGACCACGAAATTCCTTTGAGCCGTCACGGACAAAACAATTCAAGCAATTGGAAACCTGCACACAAAACTTGCAACAATGAAAAAGGCTCACTAACATATGAAGAGTGGTTGTTGTATCAAGCATTGATAAAAAAGAAAAACGGAATTACAAAATGAAATTCACATTGGTCGAGGTTTTAAAAGCAAATAGCCATACTGTTAAAAGCACACCGGAAGATGTTAAGGCTAATCTTAAAGATTTAATTGCTAGAGTTAACGCAATACAGTTTCGCCCACCGATGTATTGTTCAAGTGGATATCGTTCGCCAAAACAAAATGCGGCTATTGGCGGGGCAAAACGCAGTGCTCACATGCTTGGCAAAGCCATGGACATACGCGACCCGGAAGGACAGCTGAAACAATTCTTAGTTAAGCATGAAGATTTGTTAGAAGAATTGGGCCTTCGGATGGAAAGCCCATTAGATACCGGCGGATTAAATGGTGGCTGGTGTCACCTTGATACAATTCCTGTAAAATATAAGCGTATATTTAGAGCTTAATATTTTGGTATGATTATATGCGGTAATACGTTATCATCTTCCTTTGTTTCTTGCGGTATAATTTTCCGTGGTGGTCTTACGCATTCTGCTATTGCACGGTTGTTTATATTCCATTGTTCGATTGAACCTTCGCGTGAACGGGAACAACAATTGTAAACTCCGTGGTGTTTGCACTTTGGACAATACGTATACCAACACCCATCGATGTTAATCACACGTGGTTGTATATCACAGTTCTTGCAATTTGTAATTTCTATCGTTTCCATCTAACAATTCCTTTATGTCTTCTTTTGTTCTTACGATTAAATACTTTGCACCAAATATGGGCGCTAGTTGTTGAAAGCACTGTTGCTCTTTTGATTGCCTACCCTTATCTGTTTTCAATTCAAGCCAATAAGATGTTCCATCTTTGCCCGCTATAAGGTCTGGTGCCCCCTTTGTTCTGCCCATCTTCTGGCTTCGTATTGCGTCAGCCATTCCTTCGTTGCGTTCATTTCTTATTGCGAACACAGGGACTCCGTGTTCACGTAATAAAGCAACAAGTTCTTTTTGCAGGTCGGCTTCTTTGTGTTTCATTATTGTACCCGTATTAAATAATATAAATTTTTGTCTTCCTTATTAACACGTTTGTGTTTGTACTTTCTATCCGGGAATGCAAACCGTTCAACTATTGATATTGTTTTTCTATGTATTTCCCGTTCGTCTAATATCTTATCTTCGTTGATGTCCATATCAAGGATTTCACAAAGTTCTTTATTGTTCTTTGCCCATCGTTCATTGCGTTGGCGTTGTGTTAATGCTCTTGTCATTTATTGCCCCCTAATTTTTTTACTTTAATCCAAGTTGTTTCCCCAATGATTGGTTTGTCTGTATTTATTTTAGAGTTGTAATAACAAGTTTTATCACAAGTTCCGCGATTCAAACGACCAACCATTTGTTCTAATAAGTCCGGGTTTCCAACGTTCGTCAATATAATTATACTTGACAGGTTTGGTAAGTCAAGTCCTATTTTTCCACAACCAACAGTTGCGATATATTTGACTGTGCCGTTTAAGAAATCTTCAATCAGTTGTATTCGTTCTTTTTTTGGTGTTGTGCCAAACAACAGCCTAACCTTATTGTGTGTTTGTGCGTTCAATAATTTTGCGTGTGTTATACTGTCGCAATATATCAGTGCGTTTGGCACACTACGCAATAGAGCAAACAAACCAATAAGGTGTTCATTGACGAGGTCATGGTACATTGATAGATTTAATATGTGCGAGTCATTTATCCTTGGTATATTTCTTACTTGTTTCATTTTTATATCACGACCATACCCCATTGAACGAAGTGTTTCTCTATCTATTTCAATTACTGGTGGTCCGAATATGTCTTCTGCAATTGAACAACAAGTTGTTGCTGACCACATCCAACCGGCAGAATATATTATCTGTTGTTTATAATATCTAGGTGTTGCTGTTAGACCAATCAATTTACAATTGTTCCACTTGCCACGTATTGCATTCCACATCTTTCCTATATAACCGTATTGAACTTCATCAGCAAATACAGCATCTGGTTCTTGTAGTTTGTCCAAGTTCCTTGACAGTGTTTGTGGTGTTGTAAAGATGTAGTCTGCGTTCCAATCACCTTTGTGTACACCATCAATCATTGTGCAGTTCAATCCAGAGTCCACCAACTTGCGGTAGTTTTGTAATACAAGTTCTTGGGCTGGCTGGACAATTACCGCTCTTTTGAAATCTTTTGCCGTCTCAGCGATAATTAAACTCTTTCCGCTACCGACACACGTAGCCACCAACGCACACCGTTCCTGTGCCAATTTTTTACGCACAGCGTTGACCGCGTCTTTTTGATATTGCCTTAACTCCATAGCATCCAACCTTTCTTTTTTATAAAGCCAATCAACAACCCTATGAATATAACAAGCAATGTATAAAATCTTATATTTGCCTTGGTCGTTTTGATTTGTTCTTCTTGCAATGATGTATAGCACACGCTAACCTCAGCAATAGTTTGCATTCTAAGTGCTTCTATTTGTGAAACTATTCCACTTGTCTTACACTCTGCTGGCAACGAATGTTCTAGTGCGTCTATCTGTGCTGATATTGCTTCGTGTTGTTCATCTATTGGTGTTGTTTTTGAACACGCGGCTAGTGCAATCAACGGTATAATTATTGCTCGTTTCATTTTCAATCCTTTATCTTTTGTGCTAACTCTTCAAGCTCGCCGGTCATCACAACAATTGGCAAACTCTTTATGTTTAATTGTCGTGCAAATGAAAGCAACGATTCCATTGGAAGTTCTACAACTTCTGCATCTGGACACAGTGCAGACAAGCTTTTACATTTTGAACAACCCGGTTGTGATAATATTATTTTTCTCATTTTGTTTTCCCTTTTTGTTGTTTGATTAATTCAGTTTTAAGTTCCACCAGTGAAACATAGTCGTCACAGCGAATGACTGACTTGCCCATCTGAAACACCCAAGATTTTCCATCGTGCGTTATGTCTGTTGTTGACATCGTTTAGTTCCTTTTGTTTTGGTGGTGGGGTATGTGTATCTGTTGTTTCCTATCAAACAACCAAAGTCATAGGGCTGTCAATCTTCCACCAAGCCCACAGGTTCGATAGCGGTATCACACATAACCGTCAATTTTTACCCCACCATAATTTAATCCTTTTGTTCTGCTTGTTCGTCAGTTTTATATAATTCGTTATATGCTTTTGCTACGTTGTCGCACAAGAACCCAACCAGATATGCTAGTGCTTCGTCTTGCGTTGGGAAATATACTACATCTCGTTCCGCTAGTATGCGATTAGCAATATGCACGCACTCGTGGGGAATTGTTCGCCAAGGGTTTTTGTCTTTTGATAGCCATATATGCAGTTGTCCATCTTTATCACGCCAATAACCAGCATCGGCAAACTCTTGCAATTCCATACCGTCTGGCATATCGTCTTTGTGGTTTTGAATAATAATATAATCGTCATAAATTGGCACATTACAGCCAAACGCTTTTACCTTGTCTGTCATTTTACATCCTTTCGTTTCATTGTTGATTCTTGTTTATATATTACATCTATATAAAACATTGTATTCTTATGGTCTTTATAAAATTGCAATCTAGATTCATCGTAATCTTGTATTAGTGCAAATGGTATTCCCTTGTTACCAAACAATACCAGCAAAATATATTTATCTGCTGTGTGTTTATAAGTGGAACATACATCAAGACCACGATAGTAATGCAATTGTTCGTCTGTCATTTCTTCTTTGGTTATTGTTTTAACGCCAAGCAATATTGCCCGCCGTTGTTCGTGCATACATTCGTAATCATATTCGGGTGTGATATAGTTTACCATTAGAACATATACTCCTGTGCTAATTCATTGTTCCAATATTCTTTTGCTTTGTTATAAAACTCTGGATTCTTTTCAAGACAGATATATTTACGATGGCATTGGTGTGCGGCAACGGCTGTTGTGCAAGAACCGGCACAACCATCAAACACAATTCCATCTGGTGGGCAACACAATTCTATTAGTTCTTTTAACAATGGAACTGGCTTGGCTGTTGGGTGTATGTCCAGTGGCATTGTGTTGTGTCTAAACACAGGGTGAACATGTTTGCCAGCAAAGTAAGCACCGGTTTGTCTGCAACCAACCGCCTGTTCTATTGTGTTAACAAAGAACAAGTGTGCGTTCATCGGGCTGGTCGTTGGCTTTTCCCAAATCATCAGCCTAATCATTTTAGCATCGTGCTTTTCCATTTCAGTTATGATGCCAGATGTTTGCTTGCGTCCACAGAATATAACAACATTGCCGCGGCATATACGCATGCACTCTGCGGTGTATCTAATGTAATCAAAGTCAGAACCGTCTGCGTCTTTGTCTGCTTCGTCACGATTCAATGTGCGGTATCCGCCTTCGTTGAACCCAGAGCATTCGCCGTATGGTATGTCAGTAAGCACGAAGTCCACGCACTTGTCTGGCATCTGTGCCATATAATCAAAGCAATCTGTATTAACAATAACGTTTGTTTCAATCATTCTTGTCTCTCTTAAATCCAATTGATGGTTTCTTTTCGTCTTTTGTTATTAAACTATTCCAGAAAATAACTTATTATATTGTTGTTTTTGTCTGTTTCTTTCTTTTCGTCTGTTAAATCCTTTTGGGCAAAGTATTTTCCGACACAGTGTCTAGAACAGAAACACATATTTCTAAATGGCAAGTTTCTTTTTTCTTTGGTAAAGTTTTTACCACAGTTTGGGCATCTCAAAAGAACCATTGCTTTTGGTTTTTTGTGTAACTTGCCGTGGGCTTCTACCGACATAAGTTCTAGATTCTCTGGTGAATTATTGAACTTGTTGTGGTCTTTGTGATGCACTATGAACCCATCTGGTACTGGTTGCCCGTGTTCCTTTTCCCAAACCAAATGATGTTCATAGCAATACCGCCCACGATACCGCTTGCCACGATACCATTCTGGTGCTACCACTAAAATATAATCTCCGTTCTTCATTTTTATCGCTGTTCTGCCACTGAACTACAGACCAATTGTTGGTGCGAGATGCCACGGGTGGGAATCCGTGACCACTAGTGCAGTAGTGGTGTCATCTTTGGCCCTATTCCACATCTCGCATTGATTGCCAGTTGTGGTCACGGGAACTGGCACCCGTTCGTACGATGCGCTGACCAAACTTGGTTGCTGGGGCCCGGATTCGAACCGGGCACGTGACTTGCATATAGCAGAGGACGGGCTCCCTTTGCCCTACCCAGCGTCAATCTTTGGCGGTACATTTTTGCCCTTTGCACCAACAGCTTTTACATCTTGTTGAATTTCTTTCTTCAGTTTTTCAACAAGCAGTTCATCTAAAAGCTCTGGTCGTTCTTGTAACTTCTGGCGTAACCAAGCACGGAGATATGAATCCCCGCCTTGGTCTTTGATGTATTCATCGAATGCTTCCGATATCGTCATCACGCCATTCCTTAGAATTCAGGAAGTTCGTCTGCATCTACTGCAGGTTCTTCCGCTTTAACTTCCGCACCCAAGTATTGTAAGTATGGGTTTGGTTCTTCGAACGACAGCATTAAGTATTCGCCCTTATCGTTATTGTGCAGTGATACAATGAATGATTCCTTGACCACTGGTTTTGATGGGTGAGTTTGTAATGCTAATATTCCGCCGTCTTTTGTGAATCGCAGTGCACCAATCTTTCTGTATTCCTTGCATTCCTTACCTGCTTTGTTCAAATAAGTTTTGCCGGTTTCAGTTTGAATGTCTGCAACTCGTGAGCCGTCATCTTCTTTGTGGACATTACGAATCAGATAACGTCCTTCATCCCACGTAAGGTTTCCCCACATGGAACCGTCTTCCCCCTTGTTGATGAATCCAATTTTGCTTGCTTTATTTTCTTCCATAGTTTTTCCTTTTTGTTTTTAGTTAAATAAAGAAATCGTCTTGTGCTAGTTTTTTATTTGGTTTGTCTAACACATTAGGTTTCTTTTTTTCGTTAGCAATCTTTGCATCTGCAACTATACCACTGGCTTCGTTGCCGTCATCGTCTTCGTCCTGTTCAATAACATTGAACACGGTCTTCAACAAATAACGTTTAGCATACGAGATTGCTTTTCCCATGTCCTGCGGTGTTGAGATGTTCCCAAGCGGAAACAGTGAACCCAGCACATCTTCACCGCTTTCTAAATCTATAACTTCTATTCCAATATAGGATGTAGTCGTATAGAAATAGTAAGACAGTTTAGCTTCGGACAGTGGCTCTTTGAGTACATCAACCACTACATCTAATGGTGCGTACTTCGATTTATAAAATGGGTTCTTTGCGTTCTTTGTCGCAGTGATTCCCATTGCTGTTATCTTTGCGAGTCGTTGTCTTGCTTGACGGTTGCCAGCCTCAAACAATTCTCTTTCTGTATCATTCATCGTTCGTCCTTTATAAATCTAACAGTGTTATCTCTTTTGTTTGTGGTGATAAATCAATGACCTTTATTGCTGTGCAATCACCTGCATTGATTATCATCAAATCCCCGTTTGCTGTTAAGTCTGCAAATCTTTTTGGGAAATAGTCTTTTCTTATTTTTTCTATGTTGTCATTGGACACATAATGCCATAGAGTAAATCCGTTTGCATATGCAATCACTGACATGTTTTTATTATCAAATGCCATCATTTTTCCTTTTTGTTATTCTTACCGATGCAGCCACCGGTGTTTCTTTTACGTATTGTTCATACAGCCCAGCCTTCTTTAATGCAAGCGTATCAATTGTCTTGCGAACACTAGGTTTGCTATAAACAAATTTCAAATCATTGCACACAAATGTTGTTGCGTCTTTTTGTTCAAACCTTTCAGCCAACAAATCCTTTAACATCTTTTCTAGTTGTTCAACTTCATCAACAAATGGTTGCAACATCTTAAGACGTTCCGTGAGTCTCATGATTTCAATTGATTCATCGTCTTCAAGTTCAAGGTCGCCTTCTTCTAATTGTACCATCTTGTCCCAAGACAATGGTGGGTACTTTGTTATTCCGTCTGGTGATATGACTAACAGTTGTGCATTGTCTGTGTCATATCCCATTGATTCAAGAGCCAACAAATACAGCGACAATTGACATTGTTCGTACAATCTTTTTCTTGTGTTTCCACTTTTGAAATCAACGACATAATAAACCGTTGTGCCTTTCATACAGATGATGTCGGCTGTTCCTGCGTACCCATGTTCTGTGTTGTACACGATTGTTTCAACCTTCATATCTTTATGTGGTTCAAGGTATTCACATATTTCTTTTGATTGGTCATACTTTAATTGGTCTTTGGTAATGTTTCCGGAATAATATTCTGCTAATTCTTCATGAACCAATGTTCCGCGTGCCGCATATTCTGGGTGTTCATCCAACCAAGCAGTATTTAGTTTTGAAAACTGTCCTGCCAATTCCGTTACGGATGGGACACGCAAGCCGTCAAGATTATATTCGTGTTTTTCTGCATCGTAATTTATTTTATCGGTCATCATTCAATCCTTGTTCGTTTGTGTTTAATGTTGGTGGCGGGTTTCAAAGAGAGAGAGAACGCTTGAAAGGAAGGAAAGTCCAGAAACCCGCCATATTTATTACAGTTATACTATAATAATTTGCGTTGTCAAGCAAATTATTTAATTATTTTTTACAATATATTTAGCCCCCTTTAATTTAACCGAGCCATCGACATACACGGCACGATAGTTGTTAACATCTTTCTGTTCCAATAGTTCTATGTCATTGATTGAAACAGGAATTGCCGCTATAGATTTCCACTCATCAATACAATCCATTAACTTATGTCCATTGTATCCACGAATCATAATACCATCCGTGTTAACCTGTATTATTTCGTAATATCTTTCCAGTTTTTCACGTAGTATTGATATAAGTATCTGCCCAAGCATACACATTGTTAGACCCCGTTCTTTATCAAGGCTAGATGATTGTGGCATTCTAAGTTTTCCAGTTGGAACATTTAATGCTGCCTTCAATCGTTCGTCTTTATCGCCAGCCATTCGTCTATCTAACAATTCTTTATACTTGCCTTCGTCAATCCAATCTGGTAACAAATGCCAGTTCAATAATATGTGCGGGTAGAAACTCTTTGCATCTATATCGACAACGTTTCTATATACACCAGCACCACAGCACCAGTGTATTCCACCAACCCCATACTTGTGTGACAGAATGTCTTTTCTTGTTTGTTCGTTTTCCACGAATCGAAGCATCTCTCTTATCAATCCATCAAACGTCATTTCTTTTCCTTTATTTCTATCTTGTCTGGTATGCCTGTTGGCTTGTTGTTGTCTTCGCTTAAGTCTGCTATCATCATATCAACAGCTTTTTCTGCTGGAAACATACCACGAAGAACATCGTTTCGTTCATCGATAACAACAAATTCTGTGAATGTATTTATCACAGCCTTGTTGTGTTCAATGACTTCTGGTGTGTATTCATCACGCAACAATATAAAAAACGAAGAAGTTATATTCATATCAATACTCCAAATCGTCTGGCACATCTGCATACTCATCTGGCTGTGCTTGATAATTATCACGAACTAACTTTATTCCACGAGATTCTTCATTGAATACCTTTGGATAAAGTATAGCAACTTGCACTTGCAATGCGTTTCCAACCCTCATTCGTTTAGAACTTTGTTCAATCATCCCTGTTTTCTGTGCGACTGTTCTTATGTTTTTCCAGAACAACTGACCGCTCATTGGGTTTTGGTATGGGTGCTTATCAAGTTTCCACTTGGTATATAATTCCCATGTTGTTACGTACATCTTTTGTTCCTTGTACAAGATGTCGTAATACTTCTTTTCGTTTTTGTTTATATTCACAAACACATCGTGCAGGAACTCGTTGATTTCTGCAGTAAATATGTTTTCTGTGTCAATGTATTCAGCCTGTTGTTCAGATATTTTCATCCAATCTTCTTCGGTTAATTTATAAATGCCACTGCGTTCATAATAATACTTAGCCTCGGCAAGCATTTGGTCGAAGTGTTCTTGTGGCAAATTAAGAATCAAACATTTGCGTGCTGGCAATCTTGATTCAAATATAATTTGTCTGCGTTCATCTGTATCTGTTGCTGACCGAACAAAGTTAGATGTCCTGCACAATATAAATCCACGAGGATGGTATTCAACGTTCTGGAACTTGCGTGCAAATACATCCTCACTAAGCGTGACGAATGATTTCAATTTATCATCTGACCACACCGTAAGACCCTTGCCTTGTGTCAACAAGCATTCATCATCAAGTGCAATGACTGCGTTCTTGGAATATATATTTGTGCACACGTCATCTTCACGTTGACTTGGTATGATTGTTGTGAAATACTTATCGCCCAACAATCTGCGGAACAATAATGTTTTTCCTGTTCCTTTATTACCACACAAGTCAAAGAAGAATGGACAATAACATTTGTCTGGTTCTTTTAACTTGCCAACGATTGCTGTCATCAACAACATAAAGAATTGTGATGGTGCGTCGCAATCGAAATAGTCTTTCATGAAATACTTTATTCTGTCCTTACCATCCCAAGCCGGTATTGCATTATACACTTCAACACGAGAATTGTATGTGCAATGCTGTGATATAAAATCAAAGATTGACCGCAAATCTACATCGGACACTGGCTTTAATTTGGTTTCACCATCTTTATTTCTACACCAATATCTTGCTCTGTCCTTAAAATAGATGCGGAAGTAATTCCACATTTCCAATTGCGACAGCATATCTTTGTGTGCCAATCTTAATGTTGTGTGATATAACCCAGTACAAATGTCATACTGAATTATGTTTGACCGTGCTATGTAGTCCATAACATTTACTGATAAATCCAACAAATCTTTTCCCACGATGTTTCCCTCTATCTCTTCTTCTTCAATCCGTTCTTCATCTTCCTGTATATATCGGTCGATGCTTTTAATTGAGTTCATTATTTCTTTCAATGGAAAGTCAGCAATCTTTGCAATTACATTTGCATATCGTTCAAGTTCTGTTGCACCACGAAAGCGACCCCATCTTGCCAACCACCTAAAGATTGTATCATTTCGTTCGCCCTGTCGCAAGTTTGTTAAGTCAATCGCATCCTTAACATCCTTACTATATGGTATTAACAATCTCAATTCTTGTGGTGTAATAAACACAGAGTAGTCTTGCATTGCTTCGTTGAATGATTGTATATCATTACAGCCATTAACGTATTCACGCATCGGGAAATTATCTGGCAAGATTGCATGTCCAGATGCACGTTTAATGTCTATTGGATATCCAAAGATTGTAATGAATCCTACACCTGCTTTTATTTTTACTGGTGAACGGAACAAGAAATGATATCCGCCAGCCTTTGGTGTTTTGAATGCAATTATATCAGGATACTTGTTGATAATATATTCTGCAACAAACTTGCCGCCTTCATCTTGAGCGTCAAGGTCTAGCAAATACATATTATCTTCAAGCACGAACCCGACAGTTCCACCATTGTTAACTATATCATATGCTTGTTCGTATGTGTAAGTGTCCCTTCCCCTGCTTTTATCTTTGACGTTGACCTTTACATATCGCACAGCATTCTCCTTTCTGTTTTGCGTTTTTAATTATAACTTGTTTATGATATTATAATAAAAAACACGATTGTCAAGCGGTGCAAATAAATAAATAAATTGCCCGAATAATAAGGGCTTTTTATAGCAAGGGGGGGGGTGCTTTAATAAAAATACTAGTGTAATATAATAAAATAATTGTTTTATCGGGGGGCTTTTTACACCCCCCGAACCGACAGCGGAAGGACTATAATGCTAAATCATCTATCACTGTGTCTTGCTCGGCATTCTTTGTGTCGCAAACAAACTTTGTATATGTTGCAACAAGTTTAACCTTAAACACTTCAATGACACCATCGTGTTCTCTTGTAATGAACATGTCTTTGTTTGATTCAGCCTTTGGTTTGTCATCTGGTTCAAGATTATCAACAGCCAAACCTTTCTTGTCCACAGCATTCAATGACTTTTGTGTCCGCTTAAATTCTGTGTTTGTTGATAATACATTTTTGGTTATAAACCTTTTATCTGCCCATGTAAAATCAATACCTGTCTTTGTTTCATTCGGGCTAAGTTGCACCCACTTAGATGGAATGCCAGCCTTCCACAAATTCTGTTTTATATTATGCGACAACCTTGTAAGTGTGTCGGCAGATGCATAAAAGTGTTTGTTTTGTATGCAAACCATAGCAATATACTTTCCATTGTTAGGGTTTCTATACCAATCTGCAAACATTGTTTACTCCTTATTTAGTAATAATTATATTATGTTGGCTGGGGGTTATGACCCCAGCCTATTAATTACCATTCGCAATCTTCAACTGCGTTTGGATTTGCTTCCAACTCTGCAATGTATTCCAGTGCGTCGTTGAAATCTTTTGCTTCATCTTTCTTCAGGCTCTTGATAAAGTTTTCCATATCTTTATCATCCAATGCTTTGGCACGACGTTCTTTCATTGCCGCACGCAAATCACGAATCTTGGAACGAGCAAGTTTCTCGATAGAATGTTTCTTGACATCAACAGACGAGATAACATATGACATTGTGTCAATGTTGCCAAGTCCTTTGCGTGATTCACTGTATGCCCACGCAGGTATGATATCAACAACCTCAACGCAAACTAAATGACCCTTATACCAAGCCGTAAAGATGTCTTCTTTTGCAACATCTCCTTTACACTTATACGAAACTATGTCGTCTGAAATGTAACGACCTGGGCGGTCAATTATTTTACAGGCTAATACTTTCTCTACATTTTTCATATCTAACATCGATGTTTTCCTTTGTTTTACTTAGGTTAATGAGCATACCATCATCGGGTATGTGACGCTCAACTCACATACGACACACATTTCTGTGTGTTTCGGTTATATCAACCCTTTCGCATCAAGTTCATCTACATGCCATGCAAAGTATTCTTCAATTGGACAACCAACATTCTTTGCATACGTTGTTTCAACGTGAATATATGACAACAATCCAAGAACATTATCTGCCGTCAATGCTTTCTTGTGTCGTTGTAACAATTTGCATGCGTGTAATAATACAAACACAGCCTGCATCTCACATTCGTAATACTCCTTGTCAACATACGAAAACGAATCACCAACTTTGAGAACATCTCTTTTCTGTTCTTCAATGTATTTCGTTGTGTATGCTTCAATACGACCAAGTTTCTTGTTCGGTATTACACCATCTTTAAGTTTAGACCAATCAATATCAAGTATTGATTCATCTATACACCAACCACCACACTTGCCAATGTATAAGCAGTGTTCATAATAATATGGTCGTGCAATATACAAACTTACATTCCTTAACCATCTTTTCTTGTCGCTATCAAATGTTGCATACGGTAAATCAAACTGCTTTGTAAAGCATGTAACCAATGGTCTTGCGTATGCATTAAGTCCACCATATATTAATGGCAATAACTTTTGTTTGATGATTGGTTCTTGTTTGTATTTTAGGTCAGAGTAATAAACATCTAGTTTATCCATCTGTGTATATTTACCAATCGGTTGCATTTTATAATCACTAAATGCCACCCAATCACCATTAGATGCCTTGCATACAATCTTTGGATTCCAAAATGGTTGCACACTTTTTGTGTTTGAACTAGCACCATCCGAAATACAGTATGGCAACTTTTCATTAAACACTTCATTCATGTATTCTTCTGTTGGCTCTCGCTTTATCACATACTTATTGTCTTTTACAAATGTAATAGCAAACTTTTTCGCCAACAGGATTTTTTTGAATGCCAATTCGTTTGGTTTCGTTCCTGTTTGTGAATAGACTATCATTTTTGCCACCATCCTTTTTTATAGTTATCAAATCTTTCTTTACATGGATACATTATTGCACATATTGCATAGTGTGCTTTATTAAATGGCACACACTCTGCATCCACACGACATAAAGACAGCACATCAAGATGAATCTCTGGTGCTTTCGTGTATGATTTTACACAACCGAATCCGTTTTCTTTTACCGAATCAAATGCACCAATATATAATTGGTCTTCTGTATAAATCGGCATCTTGTATAAGATATATCCAGTTTTCGGATGTATCATTACAAACTCACGTGCTTTATATTCTGGTGCATTGAAAACAATTCCGTTGAAATTCTTTTCTATGTTTTTTCCGCTAGTTATATAAATCATTCCAATATAATCTTGCAATACAAACGATGGCAGATATTTAAATGATTCACTCGTTGGCGAATAAGATGATTTAATTGTGTATCCACAACCAAGCATCTTTTCAGGGTCGTTTGTGAACCAAATGGTTTCAACTTCACCAGTTTTTTCATTCGTAAACTTGCCAATCTTTTTTGTGAATATGTTTTCTGGCTGTTGTTTATAACAACAAAAGTCTTGAAAATCATTTCTGCAAAATGCCTTGTTAAATTTCTCAATCAAATCACTCATCTTCATTCCTTTTCGTTTATTTTTTGTTATCAAATTCTTTAACTACATCCCAATCTATTTTGTTTTGCTTTTTAGATGAAAGAAACTTAAACAATGCTCGCTTGGTTTCCTTCAATTCATTTAAATCTGTGTATTCACTTTCTTTGTGTCCATTGTAATACCCGATTGACAGATTTATTGTTGGTATGTATTTAATAAGTCTATCGGCATCACACATTACACCCTTTGCAAAATGCCATTCTGGATTTACTGCCTTCCATTGACACGCAAGTATAGATGAATAATCTTTAAATGACCCTGCGTATATGATTTCTTGATTGTTTGCTCGGTCAAGAACCAAACAATTATCAAACATTTTTAACAATGCCTGATTCTCTTCAACATCCAACCAATTATCAATTGAATGTGGTGCACCTTCTTCGTGAGCAACAAATAACATTGACGGTAACACACCAGAATGCTTGGCTGCTTGTAAGCATAACCAAATGCCATTCTTGTCGTCTGCACCACACGATGTCAAATCATTATCTTCGTCAATACCAAACACAATTCCATCAAAATGGATTATCCTTGCAACAGGCTTTCCTGTTTTTACCATATCCATATGCGAACACAATAAGTTCTTACACACAGAATCTGGATGACAACAGAATAAATTGCCCGCATCATCGACGTTGAAAATGTATCCAAGCGGTTCGAGAAAATCTATAATGATATCTCGCATCGCAGGAATCTGTTTTTCATCGTGCGTTGGCTGCATATAAAGTTTCGCCAATGTTTTCATTTTATATTACCTTTACTAAAATATCTTCTTCATCTGAATACAATTTAGATGCGTTAAACGTTGCGTCATATTTATCATGGATTGTTTTTCCACGATAAAAATTATCATATTCTTCTCGCTGTATATCAATTTGAGATGAATTTAATTGCCAACCAATTTCTGTGCCGTTTGGCAACCATCTACGCAATGCATCCCTTAATTCATATCCACTTTTACCATATGGTCTTCCAACTGTGTAATGCTCTGCATCACCAGAACGAAACAACCATGCACGACCCATCATCTTTGGATGTTCGTATTCTTTGCCCTGATATATGTATTTACCTGTTTCTTGATAAATATATGTTATAAAAAACCCTTCTGTTTCATTAAAAGTTTTTAACCTTCCGTATGTGCCATTTTCCAACTTAAAACAAGATGTAAATGACTGGTCTGTTGAACAAAACATAAAATCAACAAGATTTTTACTTATTACAAGCCTATCTCTCATTCCTGTTGAGAATGTGATTTTCAAATCTTTGTCTGAGCAGATGCCATTTATATAAAATGCACCTTTAGTTTCTGGCGAAGGTATATGGTCTGGATGTAATTCCATTACTCGCTTTTTTGATTTGATGACCTGTCTTGAAAACTCAATTTCACTTACAGAATGGTCTAAACCGTAATCGCATAATTCTTTGTGAATTACATTGCCGGTTTCTGGATTATACCATCTTACACCGCCATCACCTGCGTCAACACCATTGTATTTTAGTGCCATTTTATTCCCCTTTTATTCTTTTCATATATTCATACAAATCTTGTTCTTTCTGTTGTGCTATCTTAATATCATCATCCCAACCGTTTTCGGTTGCTTGCTCTTTTGTGAAATCTTTTTCATTATTAACAAGCGGAAATGATTTATCTTCACCACGATACCATCTATAACCGTCCTTGATAAATGTTTCTAAATAAGCCAACTTTTTTTGTCTTGAATGCCCATCATTGTATCCGTCATGACCATAAATTGGTTTTATGTCGTCATATCCGTTATCTAACATTTTTATGGTGCACCCATGAAAAACATTGTCATAGTTATAAAATGGTTTTATTCCCTGTGAATTATACTGGAAAAATCCAGCATTTTCTGGCTCATACCACTTAAACTTTATATTATTAAACTGATTCATTTTCTTAATTGAATCTTGTTTAATTGTAAATGCTACACCCAAATTTGGATTTACAGAATTTAATGCAATTAAACATCTCATTCCTAATTCCCATTTTGAGTTACCAGAATTTAAGCAAAAACATGTTGAGCAGTTATTAACATCTTTTGCGAACATAATATCCGCAGGATTAATGCTAAAAACTAATAACCTGTCTTTATTGCTTGGAACTTGCATATAACACCTACCCCATTTATCAATTGGAAATGGCGGTTTACATTTTTTTGGATTATCAAACAATTTTCTTTCTTCCGATGTAACTCCGATTGTATGATGAGCCAAACAATTCCAAACTCGCATTAATGTTTTGTTGTCTTCATTTGAAATCAAATGAAATTTATCAACAATGGCGGGTCCGCCCATCAAGGTTTTTATATCTGTTGGTTCATTAAATGGTCCATTAACAAATAATTTAACACCATTTACATTTCCAATAAGATTGGTGATATTACCACTTAAATTGCTAACATCTCCAATAAGGTCTGGATGTATCTTGCCTTCCAAATGTGAAATATCGCCCCAAATATAAGTTGCATCTCCAGTTAATTCCGCAAAATACATTCCCATTCTGTATGTTCCCCATACATTTTTATCTCCAACTAATGATATTTTTTTCAATTCGGCAATTGTTTTTTTACCATAAACACTTTTGCCAAATCTTGTTACATCTTTTACGTATCTGCGTTTTACGTCTATCATATAATTATCGTGTTTATCTCTTACGTTATAACAGCAATACATTCTTGGTTTGTTGTGAAAACGCCAAAAATGTTCAATAAATGGTTTTATTGAATTATACTTAAAATCACAAAACAGTTCCCAATGACAATCAGTATTTACAACTTTTCCATTTAATTCTGCTTGCAATCCTTCTTTATGTTCCAAATAATCAAACATTTGTGATACTTTGTTTGAATATGTAGCAATAAGACGAATGTCGTCGCTATAAACTGTTTCATGCATTATTTTCCTAAAATCATTAAATTCATCGTTATTATTAAAATCAACCATATCTATGTATCTGTAATAAATGTAATTGTAAAAATTAGGATTATCACAAACATCAAGCATTTTTTGTAATTTTTCAATGGTTTGTGTTTTTTGCTCTGGCGACATTTGTGCAGGAGTCAACCAATGAAAACCATTGTTATAATTTTTATATTGAAACCAATACTTAACATTCCCTTTTGTTTCATAGTTGTGATTTGTTTTTACGCAAATCAAAGCCATATCCATCAAACTGCGAATTCTGTTTATGATTTCTAATGCTTCTTGATTCATTTTTAATTCCTTTCTTTACAAAGCATTTAACTATACACATCGCAACCGACTTCATCTTCTCGAGATAGGTATGTCGCTTTACATAAAAATGTGTCCACACGCTTGTTCGCTATAGGCATTTTCTCGTTTCGTCAAACGAATGCCGTTTGAATCTTGGTGCTTGGCTGTAATCATTTAATGTGTTGTTTTACAAATGACTACCAACTAGAGGTGGTTCGCATTTGTGATGTGTATAATTAAATGCTCCTTTGGTTGTTATCCACGAATTTTGTTTGTTATTATTGCTACAATGTCCCAACCGATGCGAATTGGCCAGATGATTCCATCAATCAATCCTAGTGTGATTGCTTTTTTTAATGGAAAAAACTTTTTATCATAAGATAAAAATGTATCAGCAACCATTACAATCGCACCGATTGTTATATACAACATAAGATATTTATTCATTTGATTTTCCTTTCATTTTATATTGGAACTTTGTTATTCCAATGTGAAATGATTGGCAAGCGGGGCTGGGTTTGATACCAACATTTTTCGGGGGAAGACCGAATGTCCTACATTAGACGAACCGCTCATAAATGGCGGGCAAGCATAATGAAGTATAAAATATAAAATAAAGGTATGCTTGCCCATGAAATGTTATTTTGATTGTTTCATTTTGTATTCCTTTCTTTTCTGTTCAATCTCTTTTACATACTCACTTAAAACTTGTTTTAACGATTTAATCATTTTTTAGCCCCAAAAATGTAATCAAGCACAAACTTTGTGTGTTGGTTTGTATGATTGAAATGCAAGTTTCTCATTTCTTCCGCCTGTTTTGCTTGTTTCATCCATGTTTTTATTTGCTTGTTGTTATCATAGTTTTTTGATAATTTACAAATGCGGTCGGGATTGTATAAAATAAACCCTGATTTTTTAATATCATTCTTATGAGATTGTTTTAATGTTTCATTTGCGATTTCTTGATTATGCTGTTGTATTACTTTTTCAAGTAAATCGTCAATATCATTGAAATGATTTTGCATTTTATAGCCCCTTTCTAGCCGTTGCGGGCGGTTGCCCTGTGTTTGTGTCCACTATACTATATCAAATCGGGGTGTCAAGTATTTTTTTAATAAAATTTTATTTTTTTTAATTGCCGAATCGGTGCCTGCTGCAAGGGTGCAGGGTGCAGGTGTCGGGTGCAGGTGTCGGGTGCAGGGTGCAGGTGCAGGGTGTAAAAAATACCGCCCCGAATCTGTCGGGGCGATTGCTTTCAAGTGTTGCCGATTTTATATTATATCGCTGTCGCTTGTGTCGGTGTCGGCTTTCTTAAACAGTGCCGAAATGTCAACACCCGATTTTTTTCGGTTGTCCAGTGCCGAATCTTTACATGCAATCTGTCCCAGTGCCGATTCGCTACATGTCCAGCCTTGCTGTAATACAAACAAGTCGTAGGCGGTATTTAGTGCCGCACAGATTTTAATACGTGTCGCCTCTGCACCAACGCCAAACGTTGCCCTGTCAATCTGTGTATTAAATATAATAGTGTCGCTGTCGGTGTCCACTATTAAATACGGGCTTTCTTGCCCTTTGATATACAAACCGATTTTTTTATCGTTGCCGATTCTTAAATACTGTGTCAATAAGTTTTTATCGGCTGTATACTTTATTTTTTCATATGTAAATTCAATAGTCTTTTTTTCTGTCATGTTTTTTTACCTTTATTTTTACCGATTCGGCTTTATTGCCGAATCTGTGTCCACTATACAATAAAATATAAAAGTGTCAAGTAAAAAAAGTAAATAAATTAGGTGTAAATCTGTAAAATCGGGTGTAAAAAATCGGGTGTAAATTCGGCTGTAAAATCGGTGTCAAGTAAAAGTGAGATAGATAGATAGCAATTACATATTTATATAAATAAAAATTATTTTTTTTTCATGTATTAAATTGTAAATCCATCTACCATCTACTATGCCACAAAAAAAGACCCCACATCCCCCCCACGCAAACCCTTGACGGGCGGGCGTTATGTCCCTCCACCACCCATCAAAAATCTGTCAAGTCAAACTGTATAATGACTTGACGAATTCTTGTTGACAAGATTTTTTACTTGACACGATATTTGTCAACTTTGTCAAGTAAAAATTTTTAAATTGTCAAGTAGTGTATCACTTTTACTTGACGAAATTAAAAAATAATTGACATTAGAATTGGCATATTGTATGGTTTGGCAAAAGGGGTGATTAAGTTGATAGAATTTCCGAGACCATTTAATTATGTTAGCAGGGACTGTTGGGACGAGATACATACGGTACCGTGGAGGCAAGCGTACATTATTGCTCATCGGAGGGCGGGGAAGACATATTCCTTGTGTGCTGAGACGATAAAGAGGGCGTACAATTCCACGAGACCCAAGCCGCAGTACCTTTTCCTATCCCCTCTTGCTGAGCAGACGGAAGCGAACATTTTAGGGATGTGTCAAGGGCAGGCGGAGGCGTACATTAAGGACTGGAAGCCACAAGAGCGAGCACTTACCTTGCACAATGGGGCGACCATTTGGTTTGGTGGGGCCAGGACCGCGGAAAAATTTAGAGGTAGGTATTTAGATGGAGCCGTAATTGATGAAAGGTCCCAAATACCGGATTATATCTTGAACGACATCTTACACTTTTGCGTGCTTGACCGAGAAGGTT